AGGATGTACGCTAAGGGTACTGATTCCAGATCCAATGCTATCTTTAAAGTTTGGGACTGGCTTGGAGACGTATCAGGATATAGTGAATCAAGTGTAAGGCAGCGAGTGTTTGACGATACCGTTGCTCGCATGCAATCAGAAGGAAAGTATGAAGCTTGGGAGATTGAAGCAGAGGCTGCCCATAATGCTCAAGAGGTATTGAACTTCAATAGGCGTGGTGCAAACAAGTTCCTAAGGTTTGTTACAGCCACCGTTCCCTTCGTCAATGCGCGCTTGCAGGGTCTAAATCAGTTTACCAAAGCGATGGCCGGTGAAAGAAGTGTTTCCGGAATGAGCAAACGTGAAGCCATGAATCAGGCGGCTATCCGGGCGCTTTACATGTCTACTATCTCCTTCTTCTATACCCTTGCGTGGTGGGGTGAAGAAGGATACGAGAACGAGAGACCTGAGATCAGGGATGATAACTGGTTGATTCCGACTGGCTTAGGAATGGTCATTCGTATTCCCATTCCGTTTGAAACTGGGATCGCATTTAAGGTCGTCCCAGAAGTTATAGCAAGGACTCTCCTCGGAGCTAGTAGCCGGGAGAATGTGGCATCGCTGAGACATGCACTAACAAGTACGATTGGATTGAATCCTGTTCCGCAGGCAATTAAACCTCTTCTTGAAGTAGGTACGAATTTCAATCTCTACACTATGTCACAGATTGTTCCATTCTATGAAGAAGGTTTAGGTGGAGTTGCTGCAACTACGAAGACTCCTGCCCCGCTCGAAATACTCGGTAACGCAGTGGATGTAAATCCCAGGTATATGAACCACTTGATACGTGGCTATACGGCTACAGTTGGCAGTTGGACAATGTCATTCATGGATCTTGTCATGAGGAATTTACTGCCATTGGGATATGACGAGCGACCAGATTACAAATGGTACGAGGCTCCACTATTGGATCGTTTCCTTGGTGATTCAGAAGTTGGATCGGGTGGACTCAAGGATGCCTATTACGATTGGCGCAAGGTATCCAATAATATTTGGCGTAAGGTTCTCCGGTTGAGGAAGGATGATCCCGAGAGAGCTTCTCAATTCATGACTGAAAATAAAAAGCAGCTTGCGTACAGGCCACTCATTCTAGCTATCGACAGGAAGATGAAGGCATTGCGTGAACAGAGGAACGCCATCCTTAGGGCCGATGAGGATGTGATGGATGGTGCAACCAAGAGGGTTCGACTTAATGAAATTGCAATGATTGAAAATCAAATACTAAGAAACATTCCATCCATCAAGCGCAACTCTGATCTTCCTATGGGAGCCTTGTACGATTGAAACTATCTCCACATTTTACTTTAGAAGAGATGACAAAGAGTAGCGTTGCTCTTCGTAGGGGCATTGAGAATGAGCCTGGATCAATCGAGGTTGGTAATCTCCGGAATCTCTGCTCGGATGTCCTAGAACCTATTCGATGCCATTTTGATATACCTTTTAGCCCATCATCTGCGTATAGATCATTGGTTCTCAATAACGAAATTGGGTCATCTTCTTCTAGTCAACATATTAAAGGAGAGGCGGCTGATATAGAGGTTCCAGGTGTACGGAATATGGATCTCGCTAGATGGATTTCTGGAAATCTTGAATTTGATCAGTTGGTGCTAGAGTATTACTCTGTTACAGACAGTGCATCCGGGTGGGTACATGTGTCCTATGTCGGAAAGAACCGAAACGAAGTTCTTAGTTTTAACGGGACAGTTTGGGAATTGGGCCTAAAGGGCTCGGAGGAAATTTGATATGGATTGGGTACTTGGAAACATGGAAACAATTATGGATATCGTGGCGAAGGTGATTGCCGTAGCGGCTGCACTTTCTGCAATCTCGCCTAGTTCGGTGGATAATAAAATCGTCACAATGGTAATGAAAGTAGTTGATGTTATCGGGTTGAATGTTCTTCACGCTAAGAACAAATGACATATGTAGTAATACTTCTTGTCATCGGTGTAGTTGCTTCAGTTTTTGCTATAGCCAAGATATCTAAGTCGGCAGGCGAGAAAGAGAATTCGCTAGAGGCTACTCGTCGCATACTGGAAAGTAGGGACAGGTTTAATGAAACTATGCGTAAGCCTTTACTGCATGGTCGTGATCTTGTTAGCAGGATGCGCGAGTGGTCATCGCGCAAGTGAAGTTCCATCGTGCCCGATACCGTCTGAAGATGTCGCGAATGAGATCGTAGATGTTCATGGCATTGGGCTGTATAGAAACTTACTTCTCTGGATCAGTGAACTGGAGAGGTATTGCTCTGCTGTGGACAGTCTCTGATTAAACCTACTTGCCCAGCTTTAGCATGTTGATCTTCCTGTCCAGGTAGTACCTAGCTTTATTCAGGTCTTCTATTCCTTGATCATCGTTCTTGCGATTGTATCTGGACAGGTATTTCAGAGTGGAAGAAATGTGATAGCCAAGATCCCAGTCTTCTATCACATCTATAGGTTCGTATCGCCTTCCCATCGTGTAGTGTGAGGGATTATTTACGTTGTCATAATTTTCCTTGTCACTGAATCTCTCTACCCTCTTCACCTTGTTATCAATGTCTCTCATCTTTCGTCTCCTCTCTGAATTTTTCGATCAGACTTCTGAATTCATCCTGTGCCTTGGTGTTGAATTCCAATTCTGATCTACTTTCTATGTCGAGCATGCCTCGCAGGATTACTACGCATTCACTTTCTCCTACGCTATCACCTATCTGCGGTGCGTATTTAGATCCTATCCAGCTCTGAAACGAATCTTCCCTGCAAAGTTGTCCGGCAATTGCAACAGCTTTCTTACCTCTCCTAACATCTTCCGGGATAACGAACGATTCGTCATCATCAATCTGGAATAGGACTACCTGGAACCTTGTTCCAAGGGGCGCGGTAAGTAGGGATTGTGGTGCTTCATTTGGATGTACTGAAAATCCAATGACCCATCCATTCTTATCCTTCCTGAGTATCATCAGGCTGGATTCAAAGCTTTGTGCTGCATCTTTGATTTCGCTCATAACTGCTCCTGTCAGTTAAAAAGATTTATCTGATCTTGTATTTCTGGTCTACATACTCTGTACTTCCAGAGTCCACCATTTTCCCTTACGGATTCCACTTGATGGGATCCGTTTTTTTCTTTTCTCAGGTCTCTTATGCGGGCTGATATCCCTGACTCACTGGATCCAGTCTTTCTTGAAAGTTCAGCGAGTGTCCACCACTGTCCATAGGGTTTCGTCATAAGGTGTTTTACTTTTTCGAGACATGTCTTAAGTCTGTCGTAGTCATCTGTAGGGTCATAGGTTTTGCCGTCAAACGCATCCCATCTAATCGCCATTACTTTCCCCCCAGCTTCTGAAGTTTTCTTCTGCCCACTCGATTGAGTCTATTCCGTTGAGAGCCCACCATTCGGATTCGTTACCTCTAGTGTGACAGTCCGCATGGCATTGCCAACATAATGGAACTGTCCACTTGTCGGATACCTTCTTTCCCATAGATCTATTTTCAGAATGTCTAAGATGGTGAGCCTGAACGCGAGGAGGGGAGCCACACACAAGGCATGACTCCCCCCTGATCTTGTCCAAGTATTTCTTAGAACGGAATTTCGTCTTCGACAGCATCTTTTGGCTTACGTTCTTCGGGGTCAAGGGTTACGAAGATGTACGGATTCCCTTTCTTCGACACTCTCTCCCAAGCTGCACATTGAATCTTGACAGTTCCATCCTCTGTCTCTTTGCTTCTGTTGACCAGAGTTCTTAGGACTGCCTTGGGTATCTCCCCAGTCCCTGTCTTGATTGGATGTTTATCATTCTGCTTATATTGGTTCGGGTAAAGCCATAGCAATCCTTTGTCATCCTTGTTTTGCATTCTTATTCTCCTCGATTTGCGATTTACGTGCAGCAAACTTACCTACAATTTTCTGCCACAGTTTTTCGTTCTTGCTTTTGAGCTTGTTGAGTTCGTCTTTATTCAGATCCCACCAGTTGATCAGTTCGGACTGTGTAGTTGCATCTTCCAGGAAGATTTCGTAAACAATTTCGATTCCGGGTTTCTCTTCTTTCGCAGGATCAGAAATTTCCACAACCTTTGCTTCCGAATTCGACTTGCTCTTGGTTCTCTCTTCGCGAACCTTTACGTTCGACTTCTTTTGCAATCTTCCTGAGTGATCTTGAGATTTCTGGCCGTCATCGTCTTCATTTTCTGGAATAATTCCGAGCAGTGACAGTGTTGTGTATCTCCTAAAATAGGTTATACAACTACCCACATCCTGTGGA